GTTATATCTTCTCTCTCTTTGGGGCCTATCAACATGATGACTTGGTCAACACTAGGATTTTGAGCGTATCTTTGAGCAAGAGCCATATGCGCTCCTGTTATTGGCTTAAAGCCTCCTGGAAATAATACTGTTACGTTATTCATTTTATATAAATATCTTTAATTAACATTATCCGCAATGATACGTGCAAGATATTAATTTTGTAGTTTCTGATTCTGTGCTCCAATCTACATCTTCTAAAGATTTGGCAACTGTATAGTTGTGTAGTAAATCATCGTTTTGTTTACATCCATATCCACCAGATCCTGACGCCGTCGTTATATAATCTCCATTTTCAATATTTCCATTTTGAGAACAAACTAATATAGGACCGTCCCCTAAGGAAGCAAAGTTATGTATAGATTCATATCCATCGCCCAATGCATCTTGATCTAAAACACTATAATATACTCCTATGACTCTTTTATCCTGATATGTAGATGACGAGACTATGTAATGATCAGGCTGATAACTTCCGGATAATTCTGATTTAACTGTTACTACAATTGTACCCGTGTCGTATGCTGAACTAGTATTTTCGTTAATTGTAGAATTAATATTATCTTGTGTTAATACATGGCCGTCATGAACTCCGGTGAATGTACCCCATGTTACATTTTTATTTAATGCTGTAACATATGCTATAACTCCGCCGTCGCCTTCATCTAATCTCATGTAATAATTTGTTACGTTGTGATTTGGATAAGTTTGATTATCTAATCCGGCCTGTAATCTTAATCCGAATCGATTCGAATTGTTTCCATCATTAAGCATTGTAACAACATATCCACTAGCTACATTACTTTTTATAGAATGGCCTGAAGTCGGTAAAAGTGTTCCAGCTAACAATCTTCCAGTTATAGTTGTGTTATCACTATTAGCATCTCCCAAAGTACTTGTGCCAGATACATTTAACGATGTTAAATTATTAGCTGCTAAATTACCATTTACTGTTAAATTGTTATTAATTATAACATCAGGATTCAAACCTGTAGTCATTGTTAATCCGGTAGAACCACCAATAGTGCTACTTTGCCCTATTTTAAAATAATCATTGTCTGAATTATCTACGCCTATAGAATATGGTTTATTGCCGGCGTGTATACCTATTCCAGAATTTCCGGAGCCGATGTTTCTCATATTTAATTGTACACTAGTAAGAGTTGAAGTTCGTTGTAAGTCTAATCCTACACTAGTAATATTAGATCCAGAAATTAATACTTGATTTCCAAAAACTTTTGTAGCGTGACAATGATTTGAAGAATCTAGAATAACACTTTTTTGCTGTATTCTAGCTAAGCTATAACTTTGTCCTGGATCTAAATCTATAATTGCCATATTTTATTCCTTTTTTTTTAACTTGCAACTAGAGGAAAAGCGTCATCTATTGCGTCACTAATACCTGTAGTGTCAAATTGCATTCCTGATGTTTGTATAATTACATTAACCGAGGTTGATGTTACGTTACTAGCAGAACCTGTATTTAGTAATTCTATATCTTTAATAACAAATGCACTAGCGGCAGGAACTGCTATAATCATATTCATAATAATATCTCCTCCTAATGAACCATCAAATACTAAATTTTTTCCTCCAGTAACGGTTCTAAGATAACTTGATTGATTTGAATTAGTAACTTTAATTGTTTTTTCGGTAAATTGTTGTGCAGTTACACGTCCATTAAATAACGCATTTGATGCAGTTATATTTCCAGAAGATTTTAATATTAAGTTATTGTTTGAACTAGATATAGCAGTTGGCGTTATTGCAAATCCTCCTATCTGACCAGCTGTTGCTGTAACTGTACCGGCCATTGATACATCTCCATTACTATCAATATTAAAATTGGATGAACTTATTTGAGTTGATGTACCATCAAATTTAAAAAATCCTCCATTTGCATTACCTGCAAAAAATCTTGGTGTTCCAGAATTATATTCTAATTGAATTCCTGTTTCTCCGTATGATGCAGATGGTATAAGTAATGACTTAGCAGTTGCATCGGCAAGGAAATTAGTTGAATTTCCTCCTTGAACTACAAATGGTGTTACCGTACGGTCATCTGTTACATTCACTGTAAATGAAACTCCCTCTCCATCGGTGCTGACAGTAAACCCAGAATCTAGTCTTATAACACCGGTACCAGTATTATAATCTCTTATAGGCGCGGCGCTGGTCGGAGTGTCATTACTATCAAAGAAAAAATTATTTGAGTTATTTATTAATTCTAATCCTCCAAGATTCAATAATGCATTAGCACCTCCAGGATATGAAGGCGTGGAACTAAAATTACTTATGACGAATACATTTTCGCCTTCTCCTTGATTGCCATCAGCTGTTATTGTTACACTATAAACAATCGAATCGATGCCTTCTATTCTAGATGAAGATATTTCAAATCCTCCAACTGTACCTTCTTCTGCATTGATCTTTCTAACTATAGAATCTCCGTCTGGTTTAATATGAATTTTTGAAGATGATATTTCTATATTTCCATTTGCTCCTGAAACAAATTGATTATTAGTTGATCCTAAAAAGAATTTTGGAGTTTGTATATCTACTTCTGATCCTGATACTAATAATTGACCAGTTGCTTGAGAATATGCAAAATGGCCTGCTGATGCAGAACCTATAAAAAAGTTACCAGAAGAATCTAAAAACGTAACAAAATCATTGATAGTTGCATTAGTTCCATCGCCGGCTGTAATATTACCATGAAATCCTAATACATTAGATGTCATTAATAATCCAGCATTTAATCCGCCAGTAGTATCAACTTCAGATATTGATCCAGTTAAGAAATCAAAATTTGGTCCTGTTGGACCAGTTGCTCCTGCAGTACCAGCTGTTCCTTGTTTAGATTTTGCTAATGACATTGTTTTAGTTAACGATGTACTTGCAGATGTTGCTGTTATAGCTATTGATCCAGTATCTCCAGTTAATCCTGTTACAGTAACTGTATTTGATACTATATTAGAAGATACTCCAACTCCATTAACTCTTCCAAATGAATAAGCAGAAGTTTTATTAGTAACCCCTTCGAATACTTCCATATCAGTATCACCACCTACAAATGACGGTATTGTTCCTGCAACATTAGATGCAAACGTGTGAGATTCATTTGTTAGAAATGCAGTTACTGCGTCTGTACCATCTACTCCTGGAGTACCGTCTGATCCAGTTGCTCCGCCTTGCACTTTAAATAATGATGTTGTATCTGTTAATGAATCTCCGTTAACTGTAATAGATACAGGAAAATTATCTTTATCAGTTTCTAATCCTCCTGCAGAAAGTCCTCCTGCAAACGTTATACTTCCAGATACAATTCCGCTATATAGTCCAGCTGAATTTACTGTTATACTACCAGTATCAAAATCAAAGCCAGTTACATTAGTAGATTGAGCTGTTGTTATAGTAACGTTACTAGCGGATATACTAGCGGTTAAATTTTGTTGTGCTATACTAAATATAATATTTGATGGAGTAGCTGTATTATCTGATGCACTATCAAATGCCATTACTTGTGAATCAGATGTTAATATTAATGATTTTGCTGTATTTGAAGCAGTAGCTTCATTTATTGCATCTTGAACATTTTCGCCCGATTCTAATCTTAATTGTCCTCTAACTACTAATGATGACCCATCCCAAGTTAATTTATCTCCTAATGAAAAATTAGATCCTGAATCTACATAAAACCCAGTGTCTGTATTTGCATGATTTCCGGCTCCTATATATAATTTTCCAGCTTCCATTTCAATACCAGCAATTGACCCTGTATTGGCTATTATGCCCCCTTGTAAGAACACATTATCAGTTGCTAATCCAAATCCTGGACTAGGATTTCCGAATACATAAGATGAGTTTGATAATCCACTTAAATCTCCTAATCTAGATCTTAATTCTACATCATATAATCCGCTACCTGTTCTTTCTACTATGTCAATAAATGGAGTATTTGAATCTCTAGGATTTGCATTCATTTTAATATATCCACTACCACTCAACCCAGTTGATACAATAACTTGTCCTGCATCATATGATTGAGATGTTGAAGCTAAATCTCCAACAAAACTTCCTTCTGAGCCACTACCGTATCCTCGCTGTACAAATATTCTTCCATGTACTTCGTCCGAACCGGTGTTATTTCCATCTATGGACGAAGATTCGATTAGTAGATATTCTGTCTGAAATCCAGTTGCATCTACTTTTTTAGCTAATAGAATTTCACCTATAGCAAAACCACTAGCATTTTCTACAGACATTGTAGTTGCATTAGCAGTTATATTTGATCCAGTCAATGTTGTTGCGTTAGTAACCCATAGTTGACCACCAACTGCGTTTACAGATTCTTTTTCAAATGTAGTTGTTCTTAAAGTACCCCTAATTCTTACATTTTCAAATTCTGCAGTTCCGTTTCCTTCAGATGATATTTTCCAACCTTTGAATCCGCTAGCAAAATCTTTTGTTTGCAAAATACCTTCTGGCTTCATTATAAGATTACCACCCTCTATAGAACTTGTAGTAATACCCCATCCCCCTATAGATGCAGATACAAATTTTGCAAATCCATCTGATTTTATAGATGAAGATGCATTTGTTTCATTTGAAGGACTCCCACCTATTAAAGCAGGCGTAAATATTTGATCAACTGATAAATCACCTCTTACTGTTAATGTGCTTCCAGCAAATTGTATAAAATTACTTGCTGCCTTTGATCCAAATAAAAATCCATCCGATGCTGTTATTTGTCCTATAGATTTTAAACGAAGTGCGTCGCCAGGTGATCGTATTTCTTCTGGCGATATATTAAATCCAGCAATTGACGCAGATCTAAATATTGCTAATCCTTGATCTGATATTGATGATGATGCATTTGCTGGCGTTGCTGGATTTCCGTTAATTAGTGCGGGAGTTAAAATACTATTTGCAGATAATGATCCTAAAATAGTTACATTATTTGTTATGACTCCACCTTCCATTAGAAAATTAGATGCTGTTATATCTCCGGAAGGTCTTATATGATATCCAGAAGATGATATTTCTAATTGTCCATTTGATCCACTAATAAATTGTGTAGATGGATTACCTAAAAAGAATTTTTCTGTTTGTATTTCTAATCCACTTGGATCTGTTCTAAATTTAAAAAAGTTATTTGAATCAGCAACCATTTCCAAACCAACACCTTGATATGATGTTGCAAATTGATTTGGTAATGCAGAACCAGAAAATAATAAAAATCCTCCACGTCCAGTCATTGCTTGGTTAAACCCATCATAACCTAATGATCTAATATATCCAGTATTTTGTAATCCTACTATTTCAACTCCAGAATTTAATGTATCAGCAACAGTTAATGAACCTGTTAACATTGAAAATCCGCCGTCTATATATCTATTTCCTCCTTGAAATACTTGATTTGTTACTATTGTTTCATGATCACTTTTAACTCCAGCAGCGTTATAATATTCAATTTTAAATTTTATTTCATTATCAGATTTATGTTTTACAGGGATGTCAGTTCTAAATCTTGTGTAATTTTCTGTAAATCCTTTTTCTGCAGATGTTAATGTTCTAATATCTGAAAATTGCCATTGTCCTGATTCAATTAATATTAATAATGATCCATTTCCTGTTTTGTCTGCAGTAAAATTAAATTGTAAATCATCTAATCGTTGATTATTATTTGGAGTTTCATATTCTCCTATTTTTTTACCTAATAATATAGGATAATAATCATTTTGCAAATTAGTATTATCATAATCAAATGCAGATCCGGATAAATATATACAAATTTTTGGATTTTCTAGATTACTTAAAGAATTTTTTATCCCAATTGCATCAAATATTATTTTATATTCTGAATCTTTAACAAATACTCCAGGTAATGAACTAGTTGTTTGTAATACAATTGCATTTTGATCTCCAGAATATGAAACAGATGGAGTAACAATTAATGAATTATTTAATGAACTAGTTGAAAATGTTAATGTTGGTTTTGTAACTATATTTTTTCCATTGTATTGATTAACTTCCCAATATGAATCAATTATACTTTGCGATGTAAAATAACCAATACTTACATCTGGAAAAATAGATCCAGTTGCATCAACAAATATTTCTGTAGGTTCTAATGATATATCATTAATTAATTCATATGTTCCAATAGTACCTGAGCTATTAATATACAATTTAATTCTTGATACGTCGCCAGTCCCTGGATTTAAGTTTTTTATTTGTGTTAATGCAAATGATTCTGAATGTTGAGTTGGTATATATGTAGGTACTGCTTCATATGATAAAGAAAATGGTGATGCATCAAATTTAATAAATTCGTGTTGCGTTAAACTTTGACTATAAGTAAATACATATCGATCATCTAATTCAATAAAATCTTTATTTAATATTTTTTTAATTTTTGATGTATACGGTTTAGCAGAGCTAGTAGTTAATAACGGTATTGGTAATGCATTGACTGGATTAGTAACTGTTAATGTTCCTCCAGAAAATTTTGGATCAAATTCTCCACCGGTTATTTTTGCTAATACACTATTGTTCCGTGTTTCAAATTCTATTAATCCCGTTGTATATATTGGAAACTGTTCGTTATTTTCATATATTCTATCTAATCGAACTCCTATTTGTTCTGAAACTTCTACTGTTGGAAGTTTTGTATCTTCGAATATTATTTCTGAAGTATTAGTTGCTTTATTGTTAACTGATATATTTTTTGTCCATTTGACATTTAATTTATTTCTCCAAACGGTTGGAATTTGTTCTCCTGTATATAATTGATTTAAAACTGCAGCAATAGTTACAGTACAATTACCAGCTGGAGTTGTATCATAAACATAAACAGCTAATACTCTAGAAGTATCACTTTCAATATAATCAATAATTTCATGATAAATTGGATTTCTATTAGAATCAAGTATTTCAATTGCTAATTCAGTACCAATTTCAAATATATTAGTATTTCCTTTTAATTTAATTAAATTTTTACCAATAGTAAATTCCAATGGAAATTCGGTAATATTAAATATATTACTAGATAATGATGATTGATCGGTGATATATGTAGATAGTTGATCTAGATTACGAACTATAGTTGTTACTTTTTTCATACATGATATTCTTTTTTATAAATATTATGTATGTTGAATCTGGCTGAAATTATTTATCTTATTTACTTCAATTAAGTTATCTACCATATCTCTCATTGATTCTACGTGGGATATAATAATTGAAAAGTCAAATTTTGTTCTAAAATATTCAAATAAATTTGTTACCGCAGAAATATGTTCTCTATCTAAACTACCCCATCCTTCATCTATTGCAATAAAATTTGGCCTAGGTAATGCAGATACATTAATTAAAGCTACACGTATTGCTAATGAACTCATAAATCGTTCCATACCAGAAGTTAGCTCTAACGGCCAAAAATTATCCTCATCATAAATAATATATCCATTAATATTCTTACCATCTGTATTTAATACCATATTAAAGTCTACAACTTGATCTAGTACATTATTTATTTCTGTTTCTATTTTAGGCAATGCTTTTTTGATTAATTCATATGGCACCCCATCTCTTTTTACAGACTGTAAATAATATTCATATGCTTTATATTCAGTTTCTAATTGTTTATATGTTTCTAATTGTTCTAACGCAGTTTTCTTTTTGGTTTTTGCAACTTCTATTTCTCCATGATTTGATTTAACTTTATCAGTAATACTTTTTAAAGTATTTACAATGTCAATTATTAAATTCTTTTTTGTTTTAATTTTTTCATCAATTGATTTATTATGAATAATAGCAGTTTCATTCTTTTTAAATAATTCTTGTCGCTCATTAGTTGTTTCTAATTCAGATTCTTTTGTTTGTAAATCACTTTCAAGTACTTGCAATTGTAATTCAAATTTTTCTAATTTATTAGATAAGTCTATTTGTTCTTGATATTTTAAAATTGTATCTTGAATTATATCACGATTTGTTTGTAATTCAAGTTGTTTTGTAAATGCATTATCTGCTAATTTTTTATTTTTTGGTAATTCTATTTTTGCTTCTTCTGCTTCTTTAACAAAAATATTGGAAATACAATATTTACATGTATGATCATATTCATGAGTCTTTAAATGATCTATTTTTTGTTGTTGTAATTTGATTAATTGTTCCAATTGAGTAAGTTCTTTTGTTACAATTTTTATATCTTTGTTTAATATATCTTTTTGATTTTTTTGTAGATTTAACTCATTTGTAGATATTATATCAAATTTTGGCATCTTTGTTATTATATCTTCTAGTTTGTTTATAGATATTTCTATATTTTCTATATTAGAAATTAATTGATTTTCTGTTGCTTCTAATTCAGATATATCTGGACCATCATATGACATTGGTTGTTTTGATTCAATTAACTCAACAATATCATTCTGTACATTATTTCTTGAATTCTGTAAATCATTATCATTTTTTTCTAATTCAATTATAGTATCTTGATTTTCAATAATAATATCATCAGATTCTTTTATAATATAACCAAAATCTATTTTTTTATACTCTTTTAATTTACCAGCTGTTTCTTTTATTTCTTCTGCTGCTAAATGATATAATTGCTCAAAAACAGTAGTGTCTAAAAATTGTGATAATAAATCTTTTCTTTCTCTTTGTGATTTTTCAATGAAATTATTATTATCAGCTTGTAACGAAAATGCAGTTAAAATGAAATCATCATATGTTCCTAAATATCTTCGTATACTTTTATTTGTATCACTTCGTTCTTCTCCATTTAAGTTTTCATCTTCATTATAAAAATTAACATTAACTTTAACATGTCCATGTTTTAATGTTATGCCTTCTCTTTCAATTGTATATAATTTATTATTTAACTTAAATTTAAAAATACCTTTAAATACAGACTTTTTATTATTTAAAACTTCTTTAGATTTACTTGTTTTACTACATTTATCAAATATTGTATATATTATAGCATCTAATAAAGATGATTTACCAGATGCATTTGATGCAAATAGTCCTATAACATCAGATAATTTAGAAAAATCTACTTTATTTTTTTCTCCATATGAAAACATATTATCAAATTCAAAAGATACTGGATACCATGTTACGTTTCTAACCGATTCTAGTACTGGTAGTTTAGAATTTATTGTTCTATTAATATGTCTAATTGCATCTAATTCTTTTTTATTAGCATCAGGATAATTTTCATTTATAAAATTTGTTATTAAATTATTTTGATGTTCTACATCACGAACATTACCTATTGCAATCGATCCGTCTTTATTACTTTCGATATGATTTGCAGTACGTTGTATTGATATATCTTGAACTTTATATTTTTTACGTATAGTTGCTATTAATTTTTTAATATCAGACGCATCTGTATCAGTAAATTTAATTCTGACTCTAGGCTTTGCAGGTATTCTATGTGGTGATTTTTTAATTTGTGCATTTTCTACTTCAAAAGTAACATATCCATAGTCATTTGTTATTTCTATAAATTCCGATGTTTTGTCTGGAAGATCCCATATTAAGATTCCATGATCTAGAGCCTCTCCATGATTTTGTTGAATTAATGATCCTGGATATCCGATTGTTTTTTCTTTATTTAGAAATTGAGCAGGTTTGTGTATATCTCCTAATAATGTTAAGTCATGTCCTTCAAATAAATCAGTTGTTACATGATCATTTGATATTTGGAATCCAATGTCAGTTTTTGCATTATGTACTGCTCCATGATGTAATGCAATTTTGTAATGTGCATTAAAATCTTTACCTTTTATGTAATCCTTTGGAGCAACGTCTACTGCCATATGATTAAAAACTACATTTCCAAATTTAAATAATCCATTATCTTTAATAAAATGTATATTCTTATTATTAATAACATCCAATATTGGTGATATCGCATCTAGACGATATAAATTATTTAAATTCATATCATGATTTCCTAATATTACAATTGTAGGTATATGAAATCCATTAAAAAATTTTGTTAACATGGTAATTAACTCCGGAGACATATCTAGTTTAGAATGTACAATATCTCCAGTTAATACGCAAATGCTTTGATTAGTTGCATGTTGGGCAATGTGTAAAAATAAATTGTCAAATACTTCTTGATATTCTTTGTGTCGTTTTAATGTGCGTATGTGAATATCTGATATATGAAATATTTTATCAATACTTGTTATATTTGTGTTTAATTCTTTTATTTCCATAATGAATCTATTTTTAATTCCATCATTCTTTCAAATGAGAATTTATAGGTATCTTCTAATTTTTTTGTTATTTTTTTATATCCTAATTCGTTAGGATCATCTTCTTTTAATTCCACGAAATAAACATTTAATCCTTCAGCCATAAATTTTTTTGATATTTCTATTGCATTAGTTATTGCATCTGAATCTAGACATATGTAAATGTCTGTTACATGTTCTTCTATAATTTTTTTCTGTAATACTGGTTGTATAATTTTACCAAATAACGGAATTGCATTTCTTTTTATAGTAATAGCATCAAATGCTCCTTCACATAAAACAATAGGCTCATTCCAGTTAATTAACATTTCAAATCCAATTATATCTTTTGATGTTTGTGGATTTTTATGTTTATATGAATCACTTTGATAAAATGCTCGAGATACAAAATAATTTAATTGGCCAGTATTGTCATAACTAGGAATGATAATTTTACCAGAATATGGTCCTGATTCAGCATATCCAATTCTATATCTAATTATATCAAATATATTAATTCCTCTAGTTTTTAAATAATATATTGCATTTTTATAATCAGGAGATTTTTTCTCTATCCATAATGGTTGATATTCTTCTGGAAGCTCTAATTTATATTCTATAGTTTCTGATTTAGTATTACGATATCTTGTTACTTCTATGATATTATTTAATTTTTCAAATTTAGATTTAGGTAAATTTAATTGTTTAAATAATGAATGTATAGAACGTCCTTTTTTATCAGATATCCAACAATGCCATGGATTTTGGCCTTCCGAATTTGTATTTATATTAATTTCTAATTTAGGTTTATAATGTGATGTAAACGGCGAAAAGAATGCAATATTATCACCTGATGTTTGTTTTCCTTTACCTAATACAGACTCTAATAATTGAAGTAGTTTTAAGTTCTTCATATAATATATTATAAGAAAATTTACTGAAAGATCAAAAGTATTAGTTATTATATAATATTGGTTAGACACAATTAATCGGTCTAACGAATCATCATTTAATAATATACATTATATTAAACGATTTCATCTTTTTATTACTTACATAAAGAAAATAATGATTATTTTTCAAAGATCCAATCATTAAACAAAAAATTTAACTACATTCGGCTTTTCGTCAACTTTACAACACTCATTTAACCATTCTAGCGGCATATCTTTTTTTGCAACATGTTTAATTCCAATTTTTGTTGCATACAATTCATATGTTGTTTTAGATCCTTTTGATATTTTTTGATTTGGGTTTTGAAATATTATTCTTAAATCAATATCAGGATTTGAAGCTAAAATATTTTTCATTTTTTGCCTATCGGTGCTTGTCCATCGTCCCTTAGTTTCAATATACATTGTATTACCATCTTTTTTTGTAAAAATAAAGTCTGGAGTATATTTTGAATTTTTTTGTGGAACAATATATTTCAATGTTTCAGTTTCGTAATTTACAGGATATTCTGCTTCTTTAATTTGATCAGCAACTTTTAATTCCAAACCAGATCTATATCCGTATTTGTATGCTGCTTGGCGTTGTTTATTATTTGTTGAATGCCAATGATTTTTCATAACTTCTTTCTACCAATCGACCATTACTAAATTACCATTCCATTTCATAATATTATCTGGCTTGAAATCTAATGATAAATGTAAATCGCCTATATTTGTTTTTCTAACATGTTGCTGTAACGCTCGCATAAAATTAATTAATTCCATGGAATAACTTCTTGTTTCTTCTGTGTCTAAATAATCAAATACAGAAGCTTCTGGCCCAGCTTGTCTTAAAAAATTTTTATAACCTTTATAAAATTTATTTATTTCCATTTCTTCTTTTGATGATAATGGATTTGCTTTATTCATAATATACATACTACGCTTTGGATCTGAATAATGTACAGGAATAAATGAGTTAAATTCAGACGCCCTTCCAACAATTACATCTGCAACTGCTTTTTCGTCTGGCTCTGTTGTTATTTTAAATAATAAATCTTCTCCATTTATTGCATATACTTTTCCATTATCTCCTTGTGCAACAAATGAATATTCTTTATTTTTAATTTTGTTTAATAAATTATTAGCATCAGTTTCTGATATTTCATTTAATATGTTTTTTAATTTAATCAATATGATAATCCTCCATATGTATTAGAATTATTTATATTAAAATTTTGATTTGTGCTATCCAAACTAGATCCAGATTTAATAGGTCTAATGTCTAAATCCATTCTAACTAAAAAATTTATATCAACATCATTACGTTTTTTTATTGGTTGTCCCAATTTTCCAATTGCTAATAAAGTTCCAGTCGAATTATATAATCCTATTGATGTAATATATGGGGAAAACTCACTCCCAGTTAAATAGTTTAAATATTGAATATTTGAATCATTATGTGCACTATGATTATTAGTAACATTAAAGTCGCCTGCATCGACACGACATAATGTCGACATTTCATATGAAGTAATTGTACTTTGATAACTTGCAGTATATTTTGTAGATAATAAATTATCATATCTATAATCTGGAGTTGATATAACAATAAATCCTTTTTCAGAAAATATATTTCCAATAATATTTGTTTGTAATAATCCTCCACCCTCGCTACGGTCCGATAAAGTGCTTATTTCCAATTGTGATAATGATTTATTATAAATCCTAATTTCATCTAAATATCCTTGTAGATTAGTGCTATTTGTGTTATAACCGCCAATACTTAAATGATAATTGTTATTAATAAATGTTGGAGAATTTATATATGTATTTAAATTATCACGAAGAAAATCAAAACTACCAGATGAATGTTTAGTTCCATTAATATACATCTCAATATCACTACCAGTTTTTTGACATACTACATGAGTCCAAGACGAAGAAACGTCTGTAGAAGATGTTATTAACGCAATTAAATTAGAATTATTACCACGTATACTAAATTTAATTTCATTACTTCCGCTTAATTCAATATTAAAAGGACATGGACTTCTAGTTATTTGATCTGCTTTTGTTAATATCAACTGATCATTATTTGTACTATTTGTTCCTGATATAAAAAATGATATTGCATAATCATGTTGTTTATCATATATTCCTTCTAAACTAGATGATATATAACCATTTCCGGAAAATAATGCCGATAATCCTATAGATTGTTGATTTCCATTATTCGTTGTTACTCCAGAAACATAATTAATATTTTGCGATTCATATGTTATATTTGAAGAATCAAAATATTTATTAAATCCTTCATAAAAATTTAATGTATCAGGAAAAGATTCTATATTAATATTTTCATCAAATATTTTTCCAGATCTATTAGATTTTAAACTTAATGATGCACTATTATATGTAAATGAATCTTCTTTAATTTTTTGTCCCATTTTCTTTTGAGGTATACTAAAAATAGAAGATGTTTTATATAAGAATATTTCCGTATCATATGAATCTTTATAAAATAATTGTTGCAATGATTTATAAATGATTGATTTATATGTACCATTTAAATTTTGTTCACCCCAATTTAAATTATTTTCTGGTATATTTTCTATATAATATGCGTTTAATGGTGTATATAACGAAGTACTTCCAGAATACATATAAAACGTTTTGTTTAATTGCATTGGAGTAAATTTTAAATCAGTAGGATTTACTTTTTTTAAAGCTTTTACTGATTCACCAGTATATTCTGTGATATCTGACATATAAACTCTGTTATTTTATAATAAATATAACAGACGGAAAATACGTGTAATTAATAATCTAATTTAACACGAATATTTAATTCTGATTTTTTGTCTTTTTTGATTGGTTTACTTAGTTTTGCAACAGCTAATAATTCTTGTTGATCATTATATAATCCGACTGTAGTTATATATGATACTGGGTCTGTCCAATATCCTTGATTTGCAATTTCAAATTGAGTTCCAGTTACATATGATGGATTATTTGAATAATTATAATCTGCATTATTTAATCTAACAAAATACATAGTGCTACTAACAGTTTCTTTATTTCTAGCTAAAAACGATCCTGACCCCGCAGAAGCAGATCCAGAAACAGAATGAAACAATCCATAATGGTTACTTCCAGCTGCATTAGAACCTGTATTTGTTTTAAATCCTAACTCATTATCTAATTTTCTTCCATCTAATATAATAACGCTATGTTGTGGATAAACTTTACCATAATATTCAGGAGCAGTTGAATTAAAAATTCCATTTGAAATACTTCCAGAAACAATATCATATGAATCTGCAATTTCCGGTGTAGATGTTGTTTCTGTTGATGAATTATCAATTAGTTTTATATGAGAAGGTCCTATTACAACACTTCCTGTTGCATCTGTATCTCTAGATGTAATACCACTTAATGGTAATTCCCAATTACCTGGATCTAATCTTTCTTTTGATCTTGCTCGTTGCAAATTTATTACATATATTGAATCCGTAGTATAAACACCGGATCCGGTTTTAAATGTAAACGCATTTACTGTCTCATCCAATAACAATTGCTTATATTGTGAATATATTGCTTTACTAGGAGCATCTCCTAATTGGCCGCCACCATTATTTAATGATCCGCTACCTCGTTGATCACCATATGCTAATGCAAATTGAATAGCAGATCCAGTTGCTACAGGATCTTTTTGATATACATTAACATAGTATGCTTTTTGAGAAACTGATAAATTTGATGCGGTAAAAAATGTAGATAATAATGGCTGATCATCACTCCATAATGCGTCTGTTATTGTTTCTTGAGATGAATCAATAATATCTCTAGTTGGATCCAATTGTTGAAATGATAATGATTGTCCTTGATTTGGTAGTTGTTTTAGTAAATTTATCATAGTTGTTCTCATTTTAAATAGTCAAAGTTGTTGAGGCAGTAAACGTACGTTTTGCTTGTGTTATATTAACAGTTACTTCTCCACCAGTTTCATTTGCAAAAAACGTAATTGTTGTAGATCTAGTTTGTGATGTAGAAGGATTTGGATTCAATGTTAAATTAAATCCGCCTAAACCAACGATTGCTACAGAAGTTGCATCTCCAGTTATTCCAGGAGCTACATTACTTAATGCTTGTCCTGTTGCTGCAGTTAATGTTCCTATTGAACTATTAGATAAAACCGCTGTATATCCTAATGTTGAATTTGCATTTGAAAAGTTTAATGTTGATACATTAAATGTAAGTGTTGATCCATTTCCTGATTGCGAACCAATTGTAGCTGGAGCAACTGAAACTTTTGGTAAATATTGTGCATTATTTCCAGGTAATGTTAATAATCTATATTTTAAAGCTTTTGTTTGATCTGGAATTGCTTCTGTTACTGGCATATTTTCAATAACATCTCCATAAAATGCTGTACCTCTAGTATCATTTGGATTCCATAATGTATAATCTATTTCATCATCACCTAACGCAAATTGTGTAATATTAAAAGCAGTTCCTCCTTGTGCTAATAATTCACGACCTTTATTTGTTAATATTGCGTCGACTGTTATTGATGTATTATCTAAATATCCCATATTAATATCCTTTTGTTTTTAATAAATATTGATCAATTAAAAATTTGATTGATTTCCTCTGTTAGATTTATAATTACTAGAATTTGATGTATTTTGTTTTATTACTGGTGGTGTTTGTATTTCATTTTCAGTATTTCTATTTGTTAATGAATTACTTTTACTAATAGAATTAAATTTATTAACTATTTCAGTAGGATCATTTTCTGATACAATTATTTCTGGCTCTTCTTTAATTGTTATTTCTTTATCACGTTCTGTACTAAATACTCCTTTTTCAGAATTTACACTACTAACTAATTCATTTGGATTAACTGTTACTTTTGTAACTACCGGTGCACCATCTGGAAAACTATTAGTTGGAATATTAATACCAGGTCCGGTTAATTTACATCCTTCAAATCTATGTCTTCGTTGACCTATTGTTGCAACAGAAATTCCTGCAGATATATTAATATTTGTACTTAATGGTGATATACTTCCTGTATACATATCTATAGGACGCATTTCTCCTTGTATTTTATTAGATATACCAGATAATAAAATATCTTTATTATTTAAGATTGCATTAATATTATCATACGAAGTAGGTATTTCCGGAGAAGCATTTAAAGAAGACGTATAACTATTATTTTTTATTTCAACTGGTTTACTATATACCGCTTCTTTACTTCTTTCTAATAAATTTGGTTGTACTAATAATCCTTTAATTTTATCAGCTCTTGCAGGTAATACTTGATCAAGTTGTTTAAAAAATGATAAATCAAATAAAGTAAACATATTGATAAATGCATTTAAATTATTTTTTCTACTATATTTTTTCCAATATGATTTAGAAAATTGTATTAATTCTGGATATGATTTTTGAGATTGATTTTCTGGATCGCCAATATATTGATCTAATCTTACATATCCTAACTGTGCTATTATATCTTCATCTATAGTTGTTTGTGGAGAATAAAATACTCCTAATTTATTCGAATCTAATGGAGCTTTATCATATTGAGATAATGAAGCTCTTGTATCAGAACTCAAACTACCAATAAGTTCATTAGATTCAATTCTAATTTTATTGTCATCATATGTCCCAGCTCCTATAGAAATGCCATCATAATAATATGTTTCTTCTAACGAATCATATGGAGTATCAGAACTCCATCCTATAAATGAAGCTGAAATATTTGATGTTTTTGGTTCTACACCAAGTAAACTTCCAGTTTGTGAATGATTAATATTTTCATTTAATGGAAGTCTAAATAATAATTCATCATATGAACTAATATTACCATCATATGATCCTGGAGCTTTTGTGTGATTTTCAAACGGAGAATCTTGCAAGCTTGAAGACCACAATCGTAATTCTTGTAATTGTCCTTTTAATCTTGTCGAACCTCCTAATGTCAATGTTCCTGTATTAGAAAAATTTCCTGTTATTGATGAAGAAACTGTAGCTACAATTTTTCCATATTTTGATTTTTGTACTAATAACTCTAAAGTTCCAGAAGATCCACTTCTTAATAATGTATTTAAATATTCTCCATTATAACATTCTATTTCTGAAGTTGCATTTCCGTTAATACTCAATGTTCCTAATGTTCCACGAACAAAATCAATCGTTACATCATATGATCCGATTGAATATAAATTCATTGAACTAGGAACTGTTGGATTATTTAATACGTCATCTACTTTAAATCGTAATTCAACAGACTTAATTGGTTGATCATAATCAACTCGTACTGTCCCAGCATTATTATTAATTAAATCTAATGAATAATCAAAATTTAATTTTTCATATATAGGCTTTCTATCTATTCTAGGACCACCATATTCTTTAATTGTAATTAATGATTGTGGTACTCCATAACATGCTAGTAATGCTTGAATACTTCTTTTAGTTCCTTTTGATTTTAATAATCCTGGAATATTATTAACTATTCTTCTCCATACTTGAAATGTCATTTCACGACCTGGTAATGACTCTTCACCTACAGTATTAGATCCAGTTAACGGTGTTCCAGATTCATTTGTTCCTAATACATATTCCCATAGATTTTGATATTGATGTCCGTTTGTTAATGTCCAACCAAATTGTTTTGCTACTGAATATAATAATTCATTAGGCATTCCAGATTCTGGATGTTCATCTCGATTATTAATTTTAGTCATACAATGAATATACGAATGTAATATATCATAATGATGTCCTAACATGTTAACAAACACTTCAAGTTGTTCATTATTTTCATCTAATAAAATAAATTCTGGAACTGCTTTTGTTAGTCGATTATTATTTCTTAAATCATATAATGAAGCAGATTCATATAATCCTGAATACCATGATTCAAATATACTACTAGTTACTGAATATAACTGATATGGTCTAGAAATGTTACTTTTTGGAGATGGCGTTATATAACTACCAGTTAAAAAACCAACATTAGGATTTATACTAGGAATATCATTACTAAATAATCCAGAAGAAGACTTATAATATAAAAAGTTTTCAAATTCATCAAATGTTCCAATTAAATTATTATATAATGAAGTATAATCATTTGCATTAGTTACCGCAGTGCCTCCTGATATATTTGCAGATGATGCTGACTGAGCGGTATAATATTCTAATAATTCTAATTTATATTTAAAATTTGATAATCGTTCAGTAGCTGAACTATAAAATATAAAGTTATTAAAATCTGTATAATCAATATTTAAATCTATTCCAGACAACGATCCAGAAAAATATGAATCAATAATTTGTTGAGATGTTTGTAATGATGATCCTAATAATTGATTCCAATTTTTTAATGATGTTTCAGAAGATTGTATTGTTTCATCATATGCATCCCAATTGATACTATTTAATACATTATATTGTATTTCAATTTCTTGTTCGGATAATGCTACATTATCAATATATGGTAACTGTGTTTCACAAACAACCCAACATTTGAAATTTTCTTTGAATATATCAGTGTCTATTGGTTTATATGTTTTAATAAATAAGTATTTTCCTATAATAACACTATTAACAAAATGTATTGTTTGATTTTTTCCAAAGTTTAATAAATAGTTTTTACTTGTTTGTGTATTAAATACTGTTTGATTAACATTATTTATCCAATCGGTTACTTGTAATAAATGTTGACTATTTGTTTCATCTAATAATCGTAACCTAATTTCTGTTTTATCAGCTGAAACTTTATCAATTACAAAAGAAGGATTGTCATAACTTCCAATTTTATTTTCAAAGAAATTAACAGCAAATTTATAATTACCAGAAGTTAATTGTAAATCAGAGAATTGTTGATATACATCTAATGTATGAGCATTATTTAAAAATATTGGATTGTTATTTTCATTAATTTTTTGACCAGTAAATGCAGATAAATTTACACTGTTATATTTTCCAGTAATCCAATCCTCTCCGGAGTATATATGAAATTCTGTGTCATGATATCCAGTATCAAATATATATTGTTGGTTATTTCGTAAAAATATATTACGATCTATGTCCCGGTATCTATAACCTTCTAAAGCATTTAAGCTTTCATTTATTTGTTTGATATTTGAATATTGTGTTATCATAATTAGTCAAATGGCGGTCCTAATGGCATTGTTATTGTAGTTAAATCAGGAATTGTTTCAAAATGTATTGAAGCGGCTACTATATTATAGCTTGATACTATTCCTGGAGTTTGTTGATATGTCCATCCAATAAAATATACATCTAAAGGAAAACTTGTAGACTGATTATTTAAAAATTGTATTTCAAATTGTTCTCCTGTATTAGGAGTAAATCCATTCGGAAATATGTCAGTTATATTCAAAGCCCATCCTCTATAATTATCTCCAGGTTTTTCTGGACATAATAAATCTACAGAACTAGTACCACTTTTATTATTATATCTATCACGCAATTGATTTGTGATATTTGTTCCATCATGTAACAATCTATATTTAGTACCAGTTTTAGTAATATTTAATGTTACTTTATACCATATGTATTTTCCATCTCCAGTTGCAGCTAAACTTTCTCCATTCATACCTACATAAGTATTAGCATAAGTTCCAGCCATTTGACCTAAATTACTTATACTATAACTGTCTTCAGATCCAGATAAAACAGTATATCGATAAACAGCAGCTCCTGTTGAAATATATTCTTGAGGACTTACAAACGTACCAGTAGTGTCAAATTTCAATCTTTCGCCAACTGCAACTGGTACAACTCCTTCATTAATAATTACATCTTTTACCAATGATGCAGCTGTAGCTACCGTACCATCGCTTCTATATGGTCCGAATGGATCATTATCTGAAATAATATTATAGTTGCTTAAATCACTTGTAGTATTATTAAAATTTGATATAGAAATGCCAATATAACTATTTGCTGCAGAAAATTCAGATGCAACAAATTCAGCATATCGAAGCATTCCTAATTTTTCTCGAATGCCATCATATTCCATTCTTCCAAATTTTGGTCCATTTATTGTTAAATTTTTTCCTGCAGGAATTGTAGTTGGATCTCCATTGTTGTAAATTGAAGTTTTAAAACTAATTTTGCCATAAACATTTCCTTCTAGAAATGCATCGTCTGGTGTATAATTATCTCCAGTTATATATCCGTCAAATACAGATATTGGTACTGTTGTTACAGTAACTTCATTATATCCACTAAAATTATTTTCTCCTTCATCCTTACCAACAATTGTTCCTGCAATATTTGCAAATGGCGGCAAATTATTTTTCAATGCCCAAGTACTATCTGCAACAATTAAAAAAAGTCTTTTCTTTCCAGCTTGTACATAATATCTATTAGTTGTTCCGGTACTTGGTTTAATTAATTTTCCGGAATATGGATCATTATTTATTGCAGCATCAATATCAATATCTAATATTGATTCGTCAAATTCAATATCGTCGACAGTTGTTGATATTTGAGCTGGAAATTTAAAATATCTAAATTGAGTGTCAATTGCAGATACTATCGATCTATTTGTAAAATTATTACTTATATTTTCAATTACTAGTAATTCATTGTTTTCATTTTCACGTAAAGATATATTACCTTTAGCATCCCTAGAATTTACAAATGAAATATTTGACTTATATAAAGATCCACTAATACGATATTTTTCATATTCAGCTAATTCTGTTAATGATGGAACATATGGTTGAGGTTGTATAGAATTAGAAGTAACTGGAGTCGTATTATTTGATCTTCCTACTAATGCTGTACCGACAACTGTTGTTTGATTTCCAGAAGTAATTGGAATTAATTTTATACTACCACGATCGTGGATTGCTCCGGTCATATAATCACCATTTGCCATGATATGATATGGACCTATATAATCAGCTCCTGTTGTACTAAGTGTAAATTGTCCGGAAACTGCTGTTTGTACAGTGTTTGCTGGCGCATTAATTCCTTGTGGACCTGGAGCATAACTTCCTCCTTGAGAAATTCTTGGATATAGTTTTAATTTTTGTATCAACATGTTATCTTACTACTTTAAAATATAAATCATCATCGATAAAATCTTCATAAAATCCAGAAACAACTTTAAATGCTAATCTATAATATCTTTCTGGCATTAATCCGGTCATATCAATATTGATAAAATTACTAGTTGAATCACAACTTATTTTTGTATATTGAGAATCATATGGAACTATAATTTCATCTGTTGCTGCGTCTATAATAGAATATAATGTATTAGCTGGTAAATATTTTACTGTTTGTTGTGGAAATACATTTGTTGGCGATTTTTGTGGATATTTATCACGAGCATAAATTCTAATTTTATTAACACTAGTGTCTTTATATTCTTTTTGTAAGCTAGTATATATTTTATATGAATCAATATCAAATTCTGTTAAAGTACCATTATTAAAAGTTGATTTGTCAAATAACATTAATATTCTAGGAACATATATAGTATGAGTTTCTCTACTAAAAAATCTTATATATCCGGTTTGATTAACATCACTTTCATCAGCTTCAGAAAACTTTAAAAGGAATCCGTTATTTGGAACTGTAACTCCTCCACTACCACTTATCCATGTTTTAACTGCACCTGTTACGTCCATATTAATATCAGTTGGTCTTGTGCTAAACGATTCTGAAATACCTGTGCCAATTCCTGGTTGGGTATAAAATGATTGGGAATAAAAACTAGAACTATAAAATCCATCTGATATTTGATAAAGCCAACTACCACCTTTACCAGATCCAGATGCATATAAATCAGTTCCAGGTATATTATAACTTTGAGACCCAGATGTCCAACCACTTCCAGATTTTGGAGTATTCCAACAAACACCATCTGTAATAGCTGGGTTACTATTTTGAAATCCTGTTCCATTATTCCATGAGTCAGTAACTATGTTTGCGTCTATTGTATATTGAGCTGGTAAATTTTTTGCATTAGTAGTATATAATTGCAGCATAAATTTACAAGTATCTAAATCAACAGAATATTTTTGTAATGCCGTAGTTATTTCGTTCATATCAAATTGAACTATAAATCGAGAATCTAAATAATTCTCGCCAGACGTTGATAAACGTTTTCCAACTTCTAGTATTTCGTCAATACCGGTATTATACGTAGGCAATGATTCATATAATGTTGCGTCAGCTGATGGATAAATAATTTTAAACATATGTTACCTTAAAAATTTACTACTTTACCTTTTATATCACGATTTAAATATTTTATTTCAAAGATAGCAGGATCAAGTGGAGGATATATTACTCCTTGTTTAGTAGCAGATGTTATATCATACACATTCCCAGAATAACCTTGGGCAGTATCAAATTGATTTTTAAATGTTACTCCAACTACATTTTGAACTCCAGGAACATTTCCTATTTCATTCATTACTTCTGTTTTAACAATTGGTTGATTTATTTGCCATCTATCAATATCAAAATATTTTTTCATTGCATCTACACAATTTAATAATACTTCATTTGAATTATAATTATTTCTTATAATAATTTCAAAATCTAATGCTATATTAACTATTAATGCATCTTGTATATTTACAGCATCTGTTAATATTCTATAATATGACAAATAATTTTGTAAATTAGATTTTATTGCATTATTGAGTTGTGTTAATTGTTTTGATCCATTAAATCCTAATACATGTAAATTTAATGCTAATGGATTTGCAACTCTACTTGAAATGAATTTATTTTGAGATAATTGATCGTCTGGAACAATATATGCTTTTGATACACTACCAAATTTTGATGGCATTGCATAACATCTAATAATATAATCATCTTTTGTTACTAATCTATTCTGAGTTGCAAAATTAGACATTGCATTATTTTTTATATCCTGCACTGTATCAGCACTTTTACCACCAGAAGAAGGATTAGGATTATTTACTGCTAAACTACTTTTTGCAAATCTAATCATACCAGCATTAATAGTTGAATTTGGGTCATCATAATATTCTACAAATTCGACATCTGTTACTAAATCAGATGTAATATTATCACTAACTCCTTTACCTGTTGTATAAGTAACTGTTAATGTTGTATTTGAAGGAGCTTGTCCATATGTTCTAGTATATAAAAAATTTGAAGGATCTATATCAACATTAACTCCATGTCCCATTCCTTGTAATCCATTTCCTACATTTTTAGGATTTGGAATAATTTCTTCATCATTATTATCACTAATACCAGCGCCAAATTGTATTTCTAATGTATTATCGCTACGCAATCTTGTAATAAATCTTTTTGCAGTTTTCTTTAGTTTTAAAAGATATGGGGATGAATCTCTATACTGAGCAAAATCAGGATCATTTTGTATTAAATTTGGAACTTCTTCAAAAACCGTGTCTTGTCCCAAATAAGGAACTTCTGTCCATACATCACCATCTGATTCAGTAATGCTAATAATATTAATAATATTAGTATCTGTTATAACAACTTTATCATATTGTTTAGGAGATGTAAAATTAAATGTTGCTGTTTTAACTGCGCCAGACACCGCAGGAACTTGTTTTTTTAACAAATAATATGTAGGTTCATTAGTAGATTCATCACTTTCATATACGGTTACTTCGGTTGGATTTATTGACGAAGAAGTTTCAAAATCTACTTCTGTTAATGTTCTAAATTCAACAGATCCATTATTTTGTTTAGCTCGCAACCCAGATTTAATTGATAATGCAAATGTATAATCTGGTTTATTATTAACACCGCTACCAATTGCAGGAACTAATTGAAATACGTCTAATGTTACATATGAAGGAATAACATTTTTTGCATTATATCCTAAAGCTTTAGCTAAATCATATATATTTTTTCTTTCTGATGCTTGTTCTAATAATGATTCTTTTAAATTATTATCAGCATAATAACTTAACACATCTCCAACATATGCAGCCATTTCCATAAACAACATTCCAGGTGAAGATTCATTAAAATCAGTGTAATCGTTTGGAAAATATTGCTTTGTAAAATCTATTAGATTTTTTCTAAATTGACCAAAATCTTTTCCTAAATATGATATATCTTTTGTTACTTCCATATAATCCTTATTCAATTTTTACAATGCCATTTTGATCTGCAAAAATTATTATAGTTTGTTCAGATCCAATTCCAGTAACTGTAAATCCAATTGATATTTTTATATCATGAGTAAGATTATTATCATCTTCAAATGTAACTATATCTAATTTAGATATGTCAATATATGGTAACCAAAATGCAACTGCAGATGTAATTGTATCTTCGATAAAGCTTTTTAATTCACTAGTTATTGGTTCAAATAATACATTTAATAAATCTGTACCAAAATTTGGTTGTTCAAATCGTTCCCCTTTTCTTGTTAATAATAAACTTTTTATATTTGTTAATGCTTGATCATTTGTTGTAAAACTTTTTACAAAAATTCCTTTGCCATTAAATGGAAATTTAACTCCAATTGCGACATCCGGATTTTTAGTTATATCATTAGCTGTTACAACTTGATATGCCATTCATTACCTTTTCTTTTTATTATCAATTGCTTTCATTAATGCAGAATAATCTCGTGTCATTGCTTTTTGTATTGTAGGATCTACTTTTAACGACTTACCAGATTCTGGATCTGTCATAACAGCAGTTTGTTGAATATTTCGTTGCATTCCAAATCCTTGAGCATTTGCTGATGTCATTACTATATCTTCTGTCATTAAATCTTTATAATCACTAGCATTTTTATGCTCTGTTAATTTACTAGTTTCATTTAATATATTTGCAAATTTTGTCTTATTAAAGTTAACTGAATTTTTTGTAGTTCGAACAACAGGCTGAACTGTCTCTGTAACTTCAGTATCTTCTGTTATTGTATTAATCGTAGACTTTAATCCTTCTTGTAAAATTTCTGTTAATTCTTGTTTTATAACAGAACGTATTTCTTCTTGTATAACTTTTCTTAAAGTTTTGATAAATTTTGATTGTTCCATTCGTTCTTCTTTTTTAATAAATATTACTATTAATAATTTACGGGCGTTCCCCACCCATTATTTGTTTTAGGTCCGTATATATGTTGTCCATTTGTATCAACATAATAATCTCCTACTTTTCCTAGATCATCATTTGGAGGTACTATACCTTCATATGATTGTGCAGGTGCTTCTTGTAACGATGTTAATAAACTTTGTTGTGAGCTTACAAGATTATTAATAGTATCTAGATGTTGTTTCATGTCAGATACCGATACATTTTGTTGTGTATAAAATTCAGTACCTATTGTATAATCATCATGACGACTCCCGGTAGATCCCCAACCGACACCATTTACATTATTATATCCTTCTCCTGACCATATCCATGTTCCTTTTCCATCATCAAATGGAGATTTGGGTGTAGGAGGCACACCAATTGGCGATCCTAAATCACCAGATCCAGATATTAATATCCATGAACCACCAGGATATCCTGGTATAGAATCACTATAATCTAAATTATTAAGAGCATTTTGAAGTCCTTGTGTTCCAGATATACCTATATCATTTGCATTTTGATTACAAGCTTGTCCTATTATATTTGCAACAGGAACTAAACTTTCAATAAGTTCATTTAAATTTGCATTTATTTTTGGACCTAATCCTTTAATCAATTTTTTAACAGCTTCTCCTGCATTTGCAATAGTTAAGTTTTGAGCTAATATCAATTCTGGAATAATTACCATGGGAGCAGTTAATGGATTTAATAATTGAGCAGCTTTAATCGTATTTGCAATTCCAATAATAGTTTGTAGCCCAGATGTAATTTTATCAATAATTGGTATAATATCTTGTAGTTTTGTTATTAACTTATTTACCTGTTCGATTCTTTTACGTAATGCCTCTATTCTAGGATCATCACATTTTATATCATCAGGTAATGCTACCGCTTCTTGAATTGCAATAGTTACATTAAATGTAATATTATCTAATAGGTTGGAAACTTGATTGTCTATTATAGACGTCAATTGATCTGGAATTCTTGGTATTTTATTTATTGGTGGTGTTAACATGTTATTTATCTAAATAATGATTTTTACTATTTATATTTCCTAATTTTTCACGTAATGTAAAAAGTTTGTCTAATTGAATTGGAATAGAAGTTATACCAGCTGGTGTATATACTACGCCGGCGACTATTATATTTATTAGCTCAGACAAAATATTTTTTAATTCATCCCCTTTTACTAACGGATGGTTTGCTGATTCTGACCCTATTCTTAAATCTGGTGTATTTAATGTTATTCGATTTGGCGTATCTAATATAATAGAATCAGATTTAGCTCGTAATATAATTCTATTTGCATCACCAATTAATTGAGATGTATTAAAATCATTTAATGATCTAGATTTTGTTAATCCTGTTGATAATGAAATTGTATCTAATTTTTGAGTAGATGTTAAATATATTGAAGCATGATCATTATCAAATGATTCTACTATAAATTCTTTGTTTGGTTTATTGGAACGGCCATTTGATATAATAATTATAGGATCTCCATTCTCATTTCCTGACCATGACGGTGCAATTGTATAATTATTTTCCTTTACTGTACTTCCTAGTCTAATACTATTACTAAATCTTCCTTCTACTAATAAATCTCCTTCATATGGTTGTAATGGAGAAATTTGTTTTTCTTCAAATGATTTTCCTAATGGTTGATTATAAACTTCATTTGGATCTTCTTGATCTCCACGTAATCTAGAAACGCCTGGTAATGCATTATTATTTATTGCAGATTGTATAGAGTATGCTGGTAAATAATACCATTGATTTCTTTTCTTCGAATTATTAGATTCTTGTTGTAATCCGCTAAATATAATAACATGTTCACCATTTAATGGTATTTGTTTAATATTTGGATTTGCTGGCCTAGCAGATAATATTCTTGATTCTAGTTCCCCATACGTTTGAACATCAATCTTAAATAAATTATCAACATGTTCTGTTGAATACTTATAAGTATCTTCATATGTATTAACTACTTCTGCAAATTTAAATGTAACTGTATTATTTAATGACATCGTTATTCTCCAAAGTAGATTTTACTTTTGATATTTTTTCTTTAATTTCTTTAGATTCTTGATCGATTTCATCAATTTCATTAGATAATTCTTCTTCGAAGTCTTTACTGGCCATATCTAATAACTGTTGTTTTTCATCATCACTTAATAGAGACGATTCTCCAGATATAGTTTGAGTAGTTGAAATATACCGTTGTGTAATAGCAGTTAGTTTTACTAAATGATCATCATTCTTTACTGCGACGTCTAGATATTCTTTAATTAATGGTACTATAATAGTAGCATCCGATGCATTTCTTATAAGAGGTTGTAATTGTGCTATAAGTTGATTTATTTGTCTATCTTTCTTTTTTGAATTATGATAAACATCAGACATTAAATCAGCAAAGCTTGTTCCTTTAAATAATTCTTCTTTAATATCCATAATAAGACCTTTTAATAATAAATATCAAAAAGGTAAATTCACAAATTCAGTTTTTTCATATTCAAGAAACTTTTCAGAATATATTTGTTTTAAAACTTTAATAACTCTAGTTATATTATTTGTTTGTAGCCCCGTACGCTCACGTATAAAGACATATAAAGCTTTTTTGTTATATTGCTCTATATTTTCTCTATTCTCAAATATATGAAGAATTGAGTCAGCAACATGTATGTCAGATTGATTTGAAAAAATAAAATTAATATTGTCATAACAATATTGTATATATGAATCCATGAATATTTTCAATGTTTCCTTCATTTCGTCATTATGCATTTCAGTTTGCACATTACGCTGTTCATCAACATTAATTGGCTCTGTCATTTTTTTTAATTTTGCATACCCTTTTTGATTTTCTGCAATTAAATAATTAAACGAAGTTCTAGTATAATATGAATAAGCTTTACCATGTTCTGGATTAAATTTATCTAGCCTCATTGTTAAATAAGTAACTAAATCAGTTTGTAAATCTTTAAAAGATGAATCGATATAATCACATTTCATTTTATTAATTAAATTTTCTGCTAATTTCATATAAGCAGGAAATATAAATCTTCTATAAATTCGTTCTTTTAATACTTGATTATCTGTACATCTATTATATGCGGATATTGAATATTCAGTTATTTTTGTCCAATATCTATTACTTGCTTTCTTTTTCCTTGGCATTAAATTCTTCCTGTAAATTTGTTACTACTTGTTTCAATTGACTAAATACAGTACCTGTTTCGTCATCTGCTTCAAATGCTCCCCTACTGTCTATATTATTTAATGCGTTATATGAATTTTCAATTTGATCATACATATATTGAGACATTTCTTCTAATTCTTCGATATATTCTTCTTGATCTGCAACCTTATCGGCTAATGATAATGCTCTCCATACAAAATATATAAGAGTTCCTGACATTAATATAATTGTTATTATTTCCATGATTAGTCGTTAAATGTTTTAAATATATCTGTTATTGATTTATCAATTTCTGGATTTTGTTCTGCTAAATTTTTAATAGCTGTTTTTTTAGTAGCTTTTGTTTTAGCACTAACTGGGTTAGGAGAATTATTTTTATATGATCTCCATCTTTCATATTCTATTTGAGATGCCATATGATCTGCATGATGTAATAACAATGGCAAATTAGTTTTTAATTTAGCTTGTGCTGATCTTGCAATAAAATATGGTTTATTAGCATCATCATATATACCATCATGTATCCTAATAGCTTGATATTCATTCCACGACATTTGAACTTGATATTTTTGAAGTAAATATATTGAAAGATCTGGTACCATTGTAAAAGGAATATTTTCATTATGCTTATACATTCTTCCCATATTCTTTCTATGCCAATCAGAAGTTTCTACTTGATATACTTCTCTTCCTTTGCCTGGAAATCCACATTTACCTAAATCATGATGCATTGCTGCAAACATCATTTCATTATATTCATAACCAGACATATCAGATCCCATACTTTCCCAAGAAGTATATAATTTTTCTGTACAATCCATAACTCTAAGTACATGATCAATATATCCTCCAGCAAATGCGTTATGATAATGAGCAACAGAAGATGCCGGCATCATTACGATCCTGTCTTCATATTCATCATATAATTTATTTAATTTTTCTGCTCTATCTGGAAATAAAGTATTAACTCTATTTCTATATTCATCCCAGTTGGATTTAATTTTTTCAGCTTCTAACATAACTTTTTATTTATTATAATAAATTATTTGGAATATTCCAATATACCTTCTGCCATTTTAAATGTGCAAGAAGAGCAGACAACTGATAATGATGTAGAAGCAACTTCTACCATATTAG